GGTACGGCTGAAAATGTAAAACTTAGCCGTGATGGTAAGACCTACACATACGATGAGGTGGTCAATGATGAGTAACCTTACACTCGGTTCTCTTTTTGACGGCTCCGGTGGTTTTCCACTCGGTGGATTGATGAACGACATCATTCCTGTGTGGGCAAGTGAAATCGAGCCATTCCCTATAAGAGTTACAACAAAGCGACTTCCGTTTATGAAACACTACGGAGATGTTGCAAAAATAAATGGTGGTGAGGTTGAGCCTGTTGATATTATCACTTTCGGTTCACCTTGCACCGACCTTTCTATTGCGGGCAAGAGAGCAGGTCTTGACGGGCATCAATCCGTGCTGTTCTTTGAAGCAATAAGAATCATAAAAGAAATGAGGAAGAAAACAAATGGTGAATACCCCAAGTACATCGTGTGGGAAAACGTGCCGGGTGCTTTCTCAAGTTCCAAGGGACAAGACTTTAGAGAAGTCCTTGAGCAAATTGTCAGGATTAAAGATGAAACCATTTCACTTCCTATGCCTGAAAACGGAAAATGGATGCACGCGGGAGAAATCGTGGGAAACGGTTACTCCGTTGCTTGGCGAACATTGGACGCTCAATATTTCGGAGTCGCTCAACGCAGACGTCGTTGTTACCTTGTCGCAGATTTTAGAGAAGAACGTGCCGGTGAAATATTATTTGAGTTCGAAGGCTTGTCAGGGTATACTCCGCAGAGCTTCGAGTCGTGGAAAAGAGCTACCCTTTATGCTGAAGACAGCCTTGGAGCAACAGGCTTCGATGGATATAACGGAGCATTAACCGGTGACCAAGCATCCACGCTCGGTGTCAACTGTGGAATGTCCACGGGTCGCACCGGTGTTATTGCTTTTGAACCGGGAGCAACGAAACGAATCGGAAGCCACGCTTGGGAAGACCAAAGCGGTACACTCCGAGCTGATATGGGTGACAATCAAATAGCTGTTGCAGTTGAGAATCACCCTAATGACAGCAGAGTAAAAATTAGAGATGACGGAAAAGTACAGTCTCTTACTTCTCGTATGGGTACAGGCGGTGGCAATGTTCCTCTTGTTCTGAACGAAAGAACAATGGGAATGGATGTAACAGAAGACCTTGCTCAAACATTACTCTCGACTGATTACAAAGGCGCACAGTGTGTTTGTGAAGAAACTCCGACAGCTTATGGAGTTTGCTCCGACCAAAGCAACGCAATGTTATCACCCAATCCGAAGAGTGGTTTTTATGAAGCTGACACAAGCAGAACCCTCGACCAAAAAGGCAGCAATCCCGCTTGTAACCAAGGTGGAATTGCAGTGGTTCACTGTATCGACCAAGGTGGTGGAAAGAGTGCTTGTAATGTTACTGAAGAAAAAGCTCCGACTCTTGCTTGTACGCACGGCGGTGAACCTGTCGTTTGTGTTAAAAAAGATGATGTGGTTTATTCCATTGACAGAGCAACCTTCAACTGTGGTGCAAACTACAACAGAAACTTGGGCATTGCTGAAGATGGATTGAATTCCACCCTCACATCAAGAGGACCGTCAGCAGTTGCACTCCCTGCTTCATTTTATCCACAGATGAAAGCGGAAAGTCAGTCCTTCAGAACTGAACAAGCAAATACACTTGTTAATGGTACAAACCCCGGTTACCAAAATGGTGTAATTGAAAGCAACTATACAGTAAGAAGACTTACTCCCGGTGAGTGTGCAGTTCTTCAAGGTTTCCCACGATGGTGGGCTACAGAGCTTGAGGAACTTAACCCCACAGAAGATAATATAACTTTTTGGTGTAGTGTTTTTGAAACCCACAGACAGGCTGTAAATCCTAACAAAAAACCGAAACCTCGTAGCCAAGTAATCAAGTGGTTACAGAACCCTCACAGTGATAGTTCTGAATATAAAATGTGGGGTAACGGAGTAGCACTTCCTTGTGTTGCTTTTGTTTTGGCAGGTATTAAGTGGGCAAACGAAAAAAGCCGATAATCTTTGGTGGTTTTTGGTATTGCTATTTTTGTTAATAAGAGCAATATATGTAGCTACCAAAATTAAAGGAGGAAAATGTATGTCATTCTTTGGAATTACAGAGGCAGAACTCAAAGCCTTGAGAGAGAAGTATCCCAAGGGAACTCGTGTTAAGCTCGTCTCTATGAATGACCCTTACAACCCTAAACTTCACAGCGGTTGCTTGGGAACAGTAAAGCACGTTGACGATGCCGGAACAGTACATATTTCTTGGGATTGTGGCTCTTCCCTTGGTGCTGTTTTCGGTGAAGATATCATCGAAAAAGTACAGTAATAATTGCCACAAAAGTACACAATTTGTATCAATAAAGATTGTGTACTTTATGCCTCATAATTGTCTGGATATATGTGTGTTTTAGAGTTAATATGACACTACCAAAAGACAAGGAAAGAGGTACAAAACAATGTTAACAACAAAATTTGGTATGGAAGTTGAATTCACAGGCATCACAAGAACAAAGGCTGCAGAGATAGTTGCAAAGCACTTTAACAGCACAGTAACTTCAGCAGGCACTTACTACGACAAAAAAGTAGTTCTTGACAGCCACGGCAGAAAATGGACAGTGATGTTTGACGGAAGCATCAAGCCCCTTAAAAAGGAAGGCGGAGTTAAGGTTCACGCATCCGACCTTTACAAGTGCGAATTGGTAACACCGATTTTAACTTACAGAGAGGACATCGACAGCCTTCAAGAACTCATAAGAGAACTTCGCAAAGGCGGAGCTTTTGTGGACGAAGGAAGTTGCGGAATTCACATTCACCTTAACGGAGCAGACCACACACCAAGGTCAATACGAAACTTCATAAACATCATCGCATCGAAGAACGACCTTCTTTACAAGAGCCTTCAAATAGGTTCAGCAAGAACAAGATGGTGCAAAAAGATGGACAGCAATTTAGTTGAGAAAATCAACAAGAAAAAGCCTACCACATTCAATCAAATCGAGAACATTTGGTACGATGGCTTTTATCAATCAAGAGACACTCACTACCACGACAGCAGATACCACTTTTTGAACCTTCACAGTTTCTTCCACGGAAACCACACAGTTGAGTTAAGAGGATTTAACAGCACCCTTCACGCAGGCAAAATCAGAAGCTACATTGTTTTAGCCTTGGCACTCAACCACCAAGCATTAACACAGACAAAGGCAAGTACCAAAAAAGCACAAACTGAAAATGAGAAGTTCGCAATGAGAACCTACCTCAACAGAATCGGCTTGATTGGTGACGAGTTCAAAAACTGCAGAGAACACCTTTGCAAACACCTTGATGGCTCGGCTGCTTGGAGGAACGGAAGGGTGGCTTGAAACCACCCCTCCTCCATACCTGAAAATCAAAATCAAATATGAAAGGATGACTACAATGTCAAAACTCTATTTAGCATATGGCTCAAATCTTAATCGTCAGCAAATGGCAGTTCGATGCCCCACAGCAAAGGTGGTCGGCACAACATTCCTTGAAGGATACAAGCTCCTTTTTAGGGGACCACACGCAGGTGCGGTTGCAACAGTTGAACCTTCCAAGGATGACAAAGTCCCTGTTATGATTTGGGAAATTCAAGACAGAGACGAAGCTGCTCTCGACATTTACGAAGGCTACCCAAGACTTTACACCAAAGAAACTGTCAAGGTAAAGCTCGGCAGAAAGAATGAAGAAGTTATGATGTATGTGATGACCGAAGGCAGACCACTTAATCTACCAAGTGCTTATTACTACGGAACAATTCTTCACGGCTACAAAGGAGCTAAATTCGACAAAAAGTTCCTTGACGATGGAGTTGAACGCTCAAGAACAACAGCTTAAAGGCTGTTGATTATATAGAACACGAACCTTGCGACCTCTTTCCTTAACGCTTGGTTCGTGTTCAACTTTATTATGAACACGGAGCATCCCATTGGGGTGCTTTTTTTGTGTCACTTTTTAGGAGGAAAAATGAGACAAATATATATTGATTTAACCACCGATAGAGCTCCGTCATCAGCCGGAAGTTTCATCGGTTACATTGGTGAGCATAACGCCACCGAACTTTTAATCTCAATTCCACAGACGATGGTTAATAAATCCGATTACCAAGTTCTCGTTTTTCAATCGGGGCCGATGGTTTTTCGTTCCGGTCGTATTACCGAGGACAACACCAAGAATACCTATCGTGATGGAAATACAATTCATTCCCTTATAAGTAAATCACTTACAAGGGTTACAGCACTTTCTCTTCAAGTGGAGTGCTACAAGGAAGATTTTAATGGTGAGGCTTCTCTCGTTGGTAAGACACAGACAGTACCAAACCTTATGCTCAAGCCTTCACCTGATGGTTTTCCTGCCTTTAATTATGATGGCTCATACGAAGACATCGACAAAGCGATTGACAACGCTCACAAGCACGACAATCTTGAAGTGCTTCACAAATTCGGAACAGATGAAGATGGAGCTTTAACCTTCGATGGTTATCGTATAGGCAACTCTGCTGTAAGAACATACTCCACTCCATCCGAGTTTCCTGAAACAGCCAATGTCGGAACAATGGTTTTTGCTGAAAATGATGATGCTGAACCTGTCATTGAAGATGTACTGATTGAAAGTGGTAAAAAATATGAAAGACTCCGTTTGAAATTCAAACCGGATATCACCTCATTCGGTATTGGTAAAAACTTCGTTGAGCGTTCATCTTCTGATGAAAAAATCGGTGCTGCTTCAGGTGAATACCTTATAGCACACGATGACGAAACCATAGTTGCACTTTTTGGTTTTGCTCATATTGACAATGCACTTTCAATTGGTATAGCTACACCAACAGCCTATGAAACAACAAAGATGGCATACGGCAAAGATGAAAATCTCCGATATGCTGAAGGAGTATTGTACCTTTACAATGCAATTCCTAATTTTACAGTTGACGGACCTATTCAAAACTTGGAAGTTGGCTGGTATAGAATGATTACTAAAGAAACAAATTTCACTGTTGATTCATCTTTTAGCATTAGAAGTGACAGTGATGTAGTCGTTGAAAAATTAACTGAAGATGACCCTCTTTTTTCTGTATATCATAATGTCGGAATTATCCCGACTGAAGCAACTACAAATGCAGAATTGCAGAATGAGTTTTTTACAAAAATGTTTGAAATTGTACCACCCCCTGTAAAAAGAAAAGGGTTGTACATCTTTACAAGTTTGGGTTGGACTTCTCTTGAAGATTACATTAACAGTGCAACTAAAATTGTAAACATATTTGCTGACCTTCCTGAAGATTGCCCGGTAGGTACACTTGCTAATGTCTTATATGATGGTGGTCAAATGGATACACCTTCAAAATCCACCTTCAATAAAGACAGTATCTATGCAGGAGTTTACTTTGCACCATTTCCTATACACGAAACACTTCTCTTCGATTTTGCGATTCACGGAATCTATTCAGAAGGTACACAAAGTTATAAAGGCTCATTTGATGTGGAAACAATGCTTGAATACGGCATAATTTCAGTTGCTGTTAGTAAAAGATATGACACTTCAGCAACGGATGTATATGTGTATTCTATGAAAGAGCAAACATTAACCTTGGATGGTTTTACGGGTCATCTGTATAAAGGATGGAACAAAGTAATCTTTCTACCTGATGAAACCGTATATCTAAAACCGATTACGAACTTGGCTGAAATACCATCAGTAACATCAAATCCGGATGTTATTGCTTCACCTTGGGGTTACAAAATCACCGACCTTGAAATTGAAGGTAACAGTGCAACAACTCTTCACACTTATTTCATGTCACCGAACCCTTGTGTCGAAAAAGATAATGGTGCAGGTCTTTGGGTCAAGTGTGAAGATGGTTGGATGAAAACGGAAAATCCCGAAGAATTTTTAATGAAGGAGATTGAATTATGATAAAAGAAACTAAACTTTATGCGTTGCTTACAAAACAGGCAACTCGTGAAACTACAGCTCCTCTCAAGGTTAAAATTTCAAACCTTAAGGAAGAGCTTAATGCTTCCGACTACAAGGTAATCAAGTGTGCAGAATATTCTCTTGCACAGCTTGAACCCCCATATGACATTGCTGAATTACACGCTGAAAGGCAGAAAATTCGTGATGAAATCAACTCCCTTGAAGTCGAGATTTCTTCAATGGAGTAATTTATGCGTAAACTTAAAGGCTACAAACCCACACCTTTTATGGCCCCCACATCTCACTATGATAAAGGTGCAGCTGATTATGCTGTTTCATTTATAAACTGCCTAAGCCACACAAAAGGTAAATGGTACGGAAAGCCATTTGAATTGATTGATTGGCAAGAACGGATTATTCGTGATTTGTTTGGGACTATAAAGGAAAACGGGTATCGACAATTCAATACAGCATACATTGAAATCCCCAAGAAAATGGGTAAATCAGAACTCGCGGCGGCAGTTGCTCTTTTACTCACTTGTGGCGATTTTGAAGAACGAGCTGAAGTTTACGGATGTGCCGCCGACCGAAATCAGGCATCAATCGTTTTCAATGTTGCTGCCGATATGGTAAGGATGTGTCCGGCTCTGAACTCAAGAGTTAAAATCCTTGAATCACAGAAAAGACTCATCTACTTACCAACAAAAAGTGTTTATCAAGTTCTCTCTGCCGATGTTTCTAACAAACACGGTTTCAATACTCACGGAGTTGTGTTTGATGAGTTACATACACAGCCGAACAGAAAGCTCTTTGATGTTATGACAAAGGGTTCAGGTGATGCTCGAAACCAACCTTTATATTTCCTTATAACCACTGCAGGCGATGACCAAAACAGCATCTGTTGGGAAATCCACCAAAAAGCTCTCGACATTATCAATGGAAGAAAACACGATGAAACCTTCTACCCGTTGATTTATGGTGCAGAGCCTGACGATGATTGGACAGACCCCAAGGTATGGGCAAAGGCAAATCCCTCCCTCGGTATTACTGTTAGCATTGATAAAGTTCACGCAGCTTGTGAATCTGCAAAGCAGAACCCTGCTGAAGAGAATGCTTTCAGACAGTTGAGGCTTAATCAATGGGTTAAGCAGTCAATTCGATGGATGCCAATGGATAAATGGGATAAATGTAAAGCTGACATAATTGAACATCACCTTCTTGGTCGAGTCTGTTATGGTGGCTTGGACTTATCATCAACCACCGACGTTACAGCTTTTGTTTTAGTGTTCCCTCCGGATGAGGAGTTTGACAAATATATTGTACTTCCGTTCTTTTGGATACCAGAAGACAATTTACAAACACGAGTCAAAAGAGACCATGTTCCTTATGACTTGTGGGAGCAGCAAGGTTTCCTGCAAACCACAGAAGGTAATGTCATTCACTATGGCTACATTGAAAAATTCATAGAAGAACTTGGTAAAAAATATAACATCCGTGAAATCGCATTCGACAGATGGGGTGCTACTCAAATGGTACAGAACCTTGACGAACTCGGTTTCACTGTTGTTCCATTCGGTCAGGGTTTCAAAGATATGTCTCCTGCCACAAACGAGTTGATGAGACTCACCTTAAGTGAACAAATTGTTCATACAGGTCATCCGGTACTTCGATGGATGATGGATAACATCTTCATTCGTAAAGACCCGGCAGGAAACATAAAGCCTGACAAAGAAAAAAGCACAGAAAAAATTGACGGTGTGGTTGCAACCATTATGGCTCTTGACCGTGCTGTCAAAAACGAAGGAGGACCAACCTCATCTGTTTATGATGAGAGAGGTCTTTTAGTTTTTTAATGAGGTGACAGAATGGGAATTTTCACAAGAAAAAACAATCGTTCAAGAGACAATCCTAAAAACGGATTAAGCGGTAGTCAGTATTCATTTTTCTTTGGTGGTACATCTTCCGGCAAAGCTGTGAATGAACGTTCCTCAATGCAAATGACAGCGGTTTATGCTTGTGTGCGTATTCTTTCAGAAGCAATCGCAGGATTGCCACTTCACTTGTATCGTTACACCGATAATGGTGGCAAAGAGAAGGCACTTGACCATCCGCTTTACAGAATTTTGCACGATGAACCAAACCCCGAAATGTCATCGTTTGTTTTCAGAGAAACATTGATGAGCCACTTGCTCCTTTGGGGCAATGCATACGCTCAAATCATCCGTAATGGTAAAGGTGAAGTAGTTGCTCTTTACCCATTAATGCCTAACAGAATGACAGTTGACCGTGATGCAAGCGGTCGACTTTATTATGTTTACTCGAAAGGAAACGATGAATCGGAAGCCTTGGGTAAGCCACAAGAAGTAACCTTGAATAAAAACGATGTCTTTCACATTCCCGGCTTGGGATTTGATGGTATCGTTGGTTATTCACCTATTGCGATGGCTAAAAATGCTGTAGGTATGGCAATTGCCTGTGAAGAATACGGAGCAAAATTTTTTGCTAATGGTGCGGCTCCCGGTGGTGTACTTGAACATCCCGGAACCATTAAGGACCCCAAGAAAGTAAAAGACAGTTGGAATGCCGCCTATGGTGGAACTACCAACTCTCACCGAGTGGCTGTTTTGGAAGAAGGAATGAAGTACACACCGATTTCAATTGCACCGGAACAGGCACAGTTCCTTGAAACAAGGAAATTTCAAATCAATGAAATTGCTCGAATTTTCAGAGTCCCTCCTCATATGGTTGGTGACCTTGAGAAGTCGAGCTTTTCAAATATAGAGCAACAGTCTTTAGAGTTCGTTAAGTACACATTAGACCCGTGGGTTATCCGTTGGGAACAAAGCATAGCTCGTCTGCTTCTGAATGAAAAAGAAAAGCAGAATATGTTTGCAAAGTTCAATGTTGATGGATTGCTTCGTGGTGACTATGTAAGTCGAATGAATGGTTATGCTATCGGCAGACAGAATGGTTGGATGTCAGCGAATGACATCCGTGAGCTTGAAGACCTCGAACCTATTCCTGACGAAGAAGGCGGAAACCTTTATTTGATTAACGGTGCGATGTTACGACTCAAAGAAGCAGGTGCTTTTGCAGAAAACGGAAAGGAGGAAACCTCTAATGAAGAAACCGATGAAGTTTTGGAATTGGAAGACCGTGAAAAACGACATAGGCGAAACAAGAACCCTGTTCCTTAATGGTGCGATTGCAGAGGAGAGTTGGTATGACGATGATGTCACCCCCAAGCTCTTCCGTGATGAACTTATGGCAGGTAAAGGTGACATTGTTGTTTGGATTAACTCTCCCGGTGGTGACTGCGTTGCGGCTTCACAAATTTACAATATGCTGATGGATTACAAAGGCAATGTAACTGTAAAGATTGATGGCATCGCTGCTTCTGCCGCTTCGGTCATCGCAATGGCAGGTACAAAGGTGTGTATGTCACCTACTGCATTGATGATGATTCACAATCCTTTCACTGTTGCTGTCGGTGACAGTGAAGAGATGAAAAAAGCAATTGCTATGCTTGACGAAGTAAAAGAGTCAATCATCAATGCCTATGAACTCAAGACCGGTCTTTCAAGAGCAAAAATCTCGCACATGATGGATGCTGAAACTTGGATTTCCGCAAACAAAGCTTTAGAGCTTGGTTTTGCAGATGAAGTGCTTTTCAAGAATCCGGCAACCAAAGTGGACGAGGAAGAAACCGATGACGATGAAGAAGATGTTGCTGAAATCGAGGAGGAAGAAAAGGAAGAAGACGATGATGAAAAAGAAAAGTCCGCTTCTTTTGCTTTCAGCTCTCGTAAGGCAAACAGTTCACTCATTGAAAAGGTTGTTAAAAACCCACCCAAGGTTACCGGTATTCCGGCTGACCAACTTTTCAAAAGATTAAATTTGATTAAATAATGGAGGAAAAATCTATGACAAAAATTCAGGAACTCATCGAGAAAAGAGCGAAGGCTTGGGAACAGGCTAAAGCCTTTCTTGATTCACACAGAGACGAAAAAGGTCTCATCAGCGCTGAAGACAACGCTACATACGAAAAGATGGAACAGGACATTGTCAACTACGGCAAGGAAATCGACCGTCTTCAGAGAATGGATGCATTTGAGCGTGAACTCAGTGCTCCTACATCTACACCTCTCACTTCAAAACCCGGCACTGTTGAAAACGCAGGCAAATCCGGTCGTGCAAGTGCAGAGTACAACACAGCTTTCTGGGCTGCATTCCGTAATCAGAAAACACCTGATGTAATGAACTCACTTAAAATCGGTACAGACTCCGAAGGTGGCTATCTTGCTCCTGACGAATTTGAAAAGACACTCATTGAAGCACTTCTTGATGAGAACATTTTCCGTCAGCATGCAAAGATTATTCAGACATCAAGTGGTGAAAGAAAAATCCCTATTTCTGCATCAAAGGGTACTGCATCGTGGATTGATGAAGAAGGTCTCATCCCTGAAAGTGATGACTCTTTCGACCTCGTATCTATCGGTGCTCACAAGCTCGGTACAATGATTAAGGTTTCAGAAGAACTCCTTAATGACAGTGTATTCGACATTCAGTCATACATTGCACGTGAGTTTGCTCGTAGAATCGCTACCAAGGAAGAAGAAGCATTCTTCATTGGTGATGGTGTTGGTAAGCCTCTCGGTGTTCTCGCTGACAATGGCGGTGCTGAACTCGGTGTAACAACAGCCGGTGCTAATATCACATTCGATGATGTAATGGACCTCTTCTACAGCCTTCGTGCTCCTTACAGAAACAAGGCTAACTTCTACCTTAACGATGCAACTGTTAAGGCAATCCGTAAGCTCAAGGACAACAATGGTAACTACTTGTGGCAGCCTTCTGTTCAGGCAGGTGTGCCGGACAAAATCCTCAACCGTCCTTATTTCACTTCACCTTTTATGCCTACTGCTGAAGCAGGCAATAAGGCTATTGCTTTCGGTGACTTCAAGTATTATTGGATTGCCGACAGACAGGGTCGTTCTTTCAAACGCCTCAACGAGCTCTTCGCAACAACAGGTCAGGTTGGTTTCCTCGCAACAGAGCGTGTTGATGGTAAGCTCATCCTTCCTGAAGCTGTTAAAGTTCTTCAGCTTAAGGCTTAATTAAAGGCGGTGGCAATATGAAAGATTTGTTAAAACAAGTCAAGACCAACTTGGTGCTTGAGTTTGACGATGACGATGCTCTGTTGGAGATGTATATTGCCGCCGCAGTTTCTTATGCCGAGAAATATCAACATCGTTATGACGGCTATTACACCAACGAACCATTGTCAATGACAACCCGACAAGGTGTCATTCTTCTTGCTTCTCATTTTTATGAAAGTAGGGATGGTTCGACCGGTGGTTTCTTCGGTGACAACACCAACGCAGCAATACAGATATGGAACACAGTAAATACACTCCTTCGTCTTGACCGAGATTGGCAGGTGTAATCCTATGGCAATTGGTGATTTAAGAACTCCCATTACAATCCTGAAAATCGAACACGGGAAAGACAAGGAGGGTTTTGCTACTGTCAATGAAATACCTGTAGCGTGTGTGAGGTCATATAAAGAAGATAAAAACACAACAGAAAAATGGTCAAACCGAGCATTGTTTCAGCAGGCATCTTCACTCTTCAAAATTCGACATATTCCTCGACTCACCATAACAACTGATATGAAAATCGACTGCTACGATGGCAGGTATGAAATTCTGTCAGTTGAAAATGTGAAAAGCAAGAATATGTACATTGAAATTTTAGCGAGAAAAGAGGTCAGTTCCGATGGCAAAAATGACGGTTAAATTACCTGATGATATGATTGCTAAAATTTCAAAATTAGGTGATAGAACTGATGAAATATGCGAGAAGGCATTAAAAGCAGGTGCTGAAATAGCAGAAGATAAAGTACGCTCTAACTTACAATCGGTTATAGGAAAAGACCTAAAAACCGAGAGTCGGTCAACGGGTGAACTTGCAGATGCTTTAGGTACTACTCCTGTTGGCGTTGATAAAAATGGTAATTACGATGTAAAGATTGGTTTCAAAGAACCTCGTAAAGATGGCTCGTCCAACGCAAAAATAGCCAATATTCTCGAATACGGGAAAGTTGGACAGCCACCTAAACCATTCTTGAAACCTGCACAAAAGGCAACAAAGAAACAATCCTTTGAGAAGGTCAAAGCAGTTTTTGATGAGGAAGTGAGCAAATTATGAGCATCCTTGAAGAACTCAATGCGATACTCGATTCAATTGGCATTCCCGTTGAAACGGGTGTCTTTTCTGACAAACCCCCACTGTACTATGTAGTTCTTACTCCTCTTTCAGATGATTTTGATGTTTTTGGTGACAACAAGCCTACAGTTGAAACTTGTGAGGTTAGATTATCACTTTTCAATCACGGAAATTACATTGAAAGAAAGAACTCCATTGTACAAAAACTTCTTGATAACGATTTCACCATTACCGGTAGAACTTATGTCGGTTTTGAGCCTGAAAATGGTTATCACAATTATGCTATTGATGTAGCAAAAAATTACGAAATTAAGGAGGACACTTAATATGGCAACTATTGGTCTTGACAAACTCTTCTATGCGAAAATCACAGAAGATGAACTTGGCAATGAAACCTATGGCACACCTACACAGTTAGCAAAAGCTATGAAAGCGGATTTAACAATTGAACTTGCTGAAGCCTCTCTTTTTGCTGATGATGGTGAGGCTGAAAATGTCAAAGCATTCAAGAGTGGTAAGCTCTCCCTTGGTATTGATGACATTGGTATGGAAGCTGCAAAGGATTTAACCGGTGCTTCTGTGGATAACAACGGTGTACTTATTTCAACAGAAAACGACCTTGCTCCGTATGTAGCTATTGGTTTCAGAGCATTAAAGAGTAATGGCAAGTACAGATATTTTTGGCTTTATCGTGTCAAATTTGCTGCCCCTTCAACTAACCTTCAAACCAAGGGTGACAGCATTACTTTCCAGACACCTACTATTGAAGGTACTGTAATGAGAAGAAACAAGGCTGATGGTGCGGGTAAACATCCGTGGAAAGCTGAAGTTACTGAAGGTACAACCGGAGTAACTGAAAACACCATCACATCTTGGTTCACATCAGTTTACGAACCTATTTATTCAGCTTAATTTAGGAGGACATTATCAATGAAATCACATATTCCTACTGTCGAGGTTCAGGCAGAAGAAAGAAAAGCCGTAATTACAATTGGCGGTAAAGATTATGATTTGCTTTTAACAACCCTTGCAACAAAGCAAATCGGCAAGAGATATGGTGGTCTTCAGAACCTTGGTGAAACACTTATGAACAGTGAACACATCGAAGAAGCCATTGACGAAATCGTATGGCTCATTACTCTTTTAGCTAATCAGCCTATTATGATTCACAACCTTTGGAATGAAGAGAAACTTCCTCTTTTAACCGAAGAAATCGTATTCCTTATGACATCGCCTTATGATTTGGCAGAATACAAAAATGCCATTATGGAAGCAATGTATAAGGGTGCAAAGAGAAATGTTGTCAGTGAGGAAACTGACGAAAAAAACTCACCGGACGAGTAAGCGATGATGAAACGTTTGCTCGTCTTATTTTTTACGGTGTTACTCTTCTTCATCGACATGAGCGTGAAGTGTTATTAATGCCGTTAGGTGCTTTGCTCGACCAAGTTGAAGTGTATAAACAGTGGCATGGTTTAGCAAAGCCATTCAGGGAATTGTTCATTGATGATGTCATTCCATCCGATATTTAGGAGGTGGTGACGTGTCTGACAATTTTGGTTTCAAATTGGGTATTGAAGGTGAACGAGAGTTTAAGAATGCCTTAAAAGACATTAACTCCGCCTTTAAGGTTTTGGGTTCTGAAATGACTCTTGTTTCATCCCAATTCGATAAAAACGATAAGTCCCAAGAAGCGGTTACGGCCCGTAGCAAGGTTCTCCGAAAAGAAATAGAAGCTCAAGAAGAAAAGGTCAAGATGCTTGAATCTGCTCTTGAAAATGCAACGACTTCTTTCGGTGAAAATGATAGGCGTACACAGGCTTGGGCTACTCAATTGAACAATGCAAAAGCTGACCTTAATAAACTCAACAGAGAATTACAAGATACCGAATCGTCACTTGATGATACTGCTGATGAGTTTAACGATGCTGAAAAACAAGCTGACCAATTCGCTGATGAGTTGGACAGAACCGGTAAGGAAGCGGACTCCGCCTCAAGTAAACTTGATAAACTCGGTTCAGTAGCTAAAGGCATCGGTGCTGCTATGGGTACAGCTTTAGCCGCAGTAGGCACAGCAGCAGTATCGGCAGGCAAGAAACTCACAGAGTTAGCAGTTGACTCGGCGGCTTATGCTGACGAGATTTTAACGATGTCAACTGTTACCGGTGTTTCAACCGAACAGTTACAAGCCTACTCCTACGCAGCAGAACTTGTTGATGTATCTGTAGAAACGCTTACAAAATCAATGGCTAAAAATGTAAAGTCAATGGAGTCTGCAAGGCAGGGTTCAAAACTTTATGCTGAAGCCTACGACAAATTGGGTGTTTCAGTTACAGATGCAAATGGCAACCTTCGAGACAGTGAAGCCGTTTATTGGGAATGTATAGATGCTCTCGGTAAAATTCAAAACGAAACTGAACGAGATGCTGTGGCTATGCAGTTGTTCGGTAAATCGGCACAGGAACTCAATCCTCTCATTGCTCAAGGCTCTGCCGGAATCAAGGAACTAACCGATGAAGCAAGAGAAATGGGTGCTGTGATGTCGGAGGAAACTCTGGCAAAACTCGGTGCTTTTGATGATTCCATACAAAGGCTTAAAGGTGGAGCTTCTGCAGCAAAGAATGTACTTGGTACTATTCTTTTACCAGAACTTCAGTTTTTGGCTGATGGTGGTGTTTCTCTTCTTGGTGAATTCACAAAAGGTATGAATGAAGCCGGTGGTGATTGGTCGAAAATAAGCGAGGTAATCGGTGGCACTTTAGGTAAAGCCACTGATTTACTTTTGGAGGCTATACCGAAGGTTACCTCAATCGTTCAGGAAATTTTAACGGCTCTTTTATCAGCCATTTCCGATAACCTACCTGCCATTTTGGAAAGTGGAACTTCGATAATTTTCACATTGCTTTCTGGTCTTTCTTCAGTGCTACCTGAGGTGGCGGCAAGTGCTGTCACCCTAATCATAACTTTGGCAGAAGGACTTCTCTCGAACCTACCTTCCATTCTTGAAGCTGCAATTCAGGTGGTTTTAACTTTGGCTACCGGGATTGGAGAGGCTTTGCCGGAGCTCATCCCTTCGATAATTTCAACAGTAGTTACTATCGTAACTGTACTTTTGGAAAATATGGATTTAATTTTGGAAGCGGCTTTTTTACTCATTGAAGGCTTGGCTACAGGACTTTTGGATGCCTTACCTGTACTGATAGAATCGCTCCCGACCCTCATCGAATCCATCCTCTCTTTTGTGACTTCTAACCTTCCAAAATTGCTCGAAATGGGCATCAAGCTTACAGTTCAGCTTGGGTTAGGTCTCATCAAAGCCATCCCGAAATTGGTGGCACAAATCCCACAGATAATTTCAGCCATTGTATCAAGTCTCGCAAATGGTGTCGGCTCATTGGCTAATGTGGGTAAAAACCTCCTTGAAGGCTTATGGTCAGGTCTCCAAAATGCTAAAAATTGGCTTGTTCAGAAAATCCGTAATCTTGGTTCTGTCGTTACAGATGCTCTTAAAACTGTTCTTGGTATCCACTCACCTTCACGTGTTTTCCGTGACGAAATCGGTACAAATCTTGCCCTTGGTTTGGGTGAAGGTTTTGAACAGACAATGAAGGGTGTAACCGAGAATATGAAACACCAAGTGCCTACAAACTTTGATTTGGAAACAACACTAACCGGTGTTTCAAAGGTCGTTACTGAACCTGTAATTTCAAAAGCATTGCCTTCTTCAGGTAGTATTTCAATTAGCCTTAACATCGATAAATTTATCAATAATGGTGTTGAGGACATTCAGCAGTTGGCAGATGAAATTTCTGTTGCAATTGCAGCATCAGTTCGTAGGAAAGGAGTAGCATTCTAAATGAACTCATTTACTTTTAACGGAATATCTTCAGCAGAGTTTGGTTTGTACATTTCTGAAAAGAAAATCTACTCCATTCCTGCGAGAGATGTTACCTTTCATTCTGTTCCCGGAAGAAGCGGTGATGTTCTAATTGACAATGACCGATATGAAAATGTCATCGTTTCCTATACAGTGGGAATTAAAGATATAAAGAAAAACATTCGTAAAATTAAATCGTGGTTATGCAAACCCGGTTATTTGAAACTTACTGATACATATCAACCCACATACTTTAGATATGCGTGTTTTTGCTCTTCTGTTGATGTGGTTGAAATGCTCGAAAATGTAGGTACAGCTCAAATATCATTCAACTGCAAACCCTATATGTATTTGAATTCCGGGCAAACAACACGAACCATTACAAGCAAGGCTACAATCAATAATCCTACAGATTTTGATTCAGAACCTCTTTTACGAATTTATGGCAGTGGTGCGGTTACTCTCACCATCAACAATAAATCGTACAATTTCACACAAGTAAGCCCATATCTTTCTTGTGACACAGAATTGATGAACTGCTCATATGGTTCTATCCTTAAAAACCATGTGATTAATTTTACTGAATTCCCGGTGTTTGAACCGGGTGAAAACAACATCTCTTTTACAGGTACTGTTACACGAATAATCATCACCCCCCGTTGGCGTACTCTTTAAGGAGGTGTTCAAATGATACCAATTCTTAAAAATAAAAATAATGGTACAACAATCGGGTTTCTTAAGGATGTCATTTCTTGCATCGTTACAGAAGAGCGAAATGGTGTATATGAGTTGCTAATGACATACCCATTAACCGGTCAACACGCAAGTCGAATAACTACAGGCAGATGCATTCTTGCAAAACCCAATGACACAACAGACAATCAAATATTTCAAATTTACGAGGTTACAAAGCCGATTTCAGGCGTTTTTACAGTAAAGGCGGAACATATCTCTTATTTACTTTCAAGCATTCCTACGGGCGATGTGGCGCTTTCAGGAGCAACCTCATCAACTGCTATGGCATTACTTCTTGGAAATGCAGTAAACAAGGGGTCTTTTGGTACTGTTTGGAGTGATATTTCCACGACTAACAAATTTGTTTTTAATGTTGGCTCTGTTCGTGCTGCTTTGGGTGGCACGGAAGGTTCGATATTAGATGTTTATGGTGGCGAGTTTGAATTTGATAATTACACTATCAAGCTCCATAAAAATCGTGGTACTGATACCGGTGTTATCATCGCTTATCGAAAAAATCTTACAGATTTGAAGCTGACAATGTCGATGGAAAGCTCATATACAGCTCTCCACCCATATTGCTATAAAGATGAGGTTTTAACTTTACTGACGGAACGAGTAATTTCGGTTACAAATTCATCAGGTATTCCAACAAAAACCCTTATAAAAGACTTCACTTCCTTCTTTGAAAATGACGAGGAAATCACTGAAACTGCTCTTCGTACCAAAGCTAATGCTTGGCTTGAAGAAAACGATATTAATTCACCTACCATTAACCTTTCAGTTGCTTTTCAACATTTATGGCAATCGCCTGAATATGCTGATTTGCAGGCTCTTGAAAAAGTGTCCCTTTGCGATACTGTTAGCGTTTGGCACAGCGAACTTGATATCTACATCAAGTCAAAAGTTGTGAAGACAGTATATGACAGTGTCGGTGAGAAATACGACAAAATTGAACTTGGTAGCGTAAGACCCAACTTTGCGGATACTGTAAAGCAGACAGAAAAGGATATCGAAAAAATCAAGAATAATCAAAACAACTACCACTCGCAGATTACTGAAGAATACCTCGCAGCCATCGATGCCGCCACTAAAGCCATAACCGGTAACAGTGGTGGCTATGTTGTTTTGCATCCTTCAAAAAACCCACAGGAACTTCTCATTATGAATCAACCTAATATAGACAGTGCGACAAAAATGTGGAGATTCAATTTGAGTGGTTTCGGTTACTCATCAAATGGTTATGACGGCCCCTTCAAAACTGCCATCACGATGAATGGTCAAATCAACGCTGACTTCATCACTACAGGTACTTTAACAGCAAACATCATTCGTGCCGGTGTTTTGATGGCGGCTGATGGTTCGTCATACTTCGACCTTGATTCCGGTTACTTTTCAACATCTTACGCAAACATCACCGGTGGTTACATCTCAATCGGTTCAACAGACTATCGAACAGAAATTATTGCAGGTAACATCCGTGTTTTCCTTGCTTCGGTTTCAACTACAGTCCCTATTGGTGGTCTTGTTCCTTTGGGAACATCAACTACGAAACGAATGGCAGTGTACTGTGGTGAGGAATCCGATATGAACGGCGTAAGTATTTCTTATAAGAATGCAGATAATTCAGGATTTACAAATATAGCCGTGTTTGATAAGGATGCCATCGAGCTTTGGTACCCTACACAAATTGTAGGTAACACCACTGTTTTTGGTAATCTTTATGTTTATGACACCGGTGTCATTAAGGCAGCAAAAAACATCTATACAAACGAGGCTTCAGCTGACCTTTACGGTTCTATTTACCATTACCGAACTAAAAAGTTTGATGGCACAAATAACTACACGGCATATACAGTTTTTGGCTGTGGCAATCCTGAAAGTCGTCCTTCGGTAGCACTTCAAGTAAACAACTATGGTAATACAACAGCTATTGCCCGCCTTGATATTTTTCAAAGCTATGGTGAAGCGATGATTGGTATTAAAGGCTACAGTAATGGCACATGGTCAAAGATGCTTGAGTTGGGTGCTTCCTTGTGGTGGGGTGGCAACATCTACTCGAAAGGTGTCCTTGTTACTTCTTCCGAAGAAATCAAGGAAAACATCCAAGAGTCAACGGATGTTTTGGATTTGTTCCGAAACTCAAAAATCTACTCATATAACTACATCCCGGATGAAGAAAATATCATCACGGATGGTGTTGTTGTAGAAGCAGAACAATTTTATTCAAATGGTGTTGGTGAAGGAACAACACTTGAAGAAGAAAACAAGCACATTCCTTATACCGGTCAAACCTATGAAAAATCAGCAGTAGAACCCGTAACAGAAAGTTTTGGTTTTGTCATTGAACGAGAAACACCTCCACAGGTTATCTCTGCAGACGGAAAACACATCAATATGTATTCAATGACATCAATCGTATGGAAAGGCATCCAAGAACTGCTCACACGTATTGAGAGTCTTGAAGATGAACTTTCACAATTGAAAGGAGTCTAACTATGAAAGAAAAGCTCGAAAAAAAGCTCACTGAATTGGCACAGCAGAAGGAACAGATTGTTGCACAGCTCAATGCCATTATGGGAGCAGAACAGGTAATCAAATCTATGCTTGAGGAGGAAAACAAAGATGAATGATGTAACAACACTCCTCATTGCCCTTGGCGTTCCTACAGCCTTTACAGGCTTCTGTTTTTGGCTTTTGAAACGCCACATCGACAAGAAAGAGCAAATTCGTGAAGAACACGAAAGAGCTCGTAAACAGAATGAATTGCTTCTCGTACAGGGAGTATTTGCTTCCATTGGTCTTGGTGAAGCTACAGCATTAGCTCTCAAGAATGGTCATACCAATGGCGAGACAGAAGCTGCCTTGGAATATGCAAGAAACATAAAACATCAGCAGAAAAACTTCCTTACGGAGCAAGGCATCAATAACATCTATTAGGAGGCAAAACTATGAACTTCTTTGAAACATTTATCACCTCATATGGTGAAGCAATCCTTTATGCAGTACTTACTGCTATTGCCGGTTTTCTTGGCTCACAGCTTAAGAGAATCTATGAAAAATACATCAACGACAAAACCAAAAAGGCTGTTGTTGAAACCTGCGTAAAAGCCGTGGAACAGTTATATAAAGACCTTCACGGAGCAGACAAGCTCGAAGTAGCAAAAGAAAATATTCTCGCTATGCTTGAAGAAAAAGGACTTACTATTTCAGACCTTGAGATGGATTTACTTATTGAATCTTGTGTAGCGGAATTCAATATTAATTTTCAGAAAGAGGTAGTTATTGATGAGCAAAACTAACATTGGACTCGTTGAGTATGCAAAGGCTCAACTTGGTAAGCCATATTGGTATGGCACATTCGGTCAGCTTTCCACACCTTCACTTTACACACAGAAGAAGAAACAGTACCCCAAGTACTATGGTTGGTCTTACAAGCAGTCAGAACTTAACATCAAAGTTCACGATTGTGTTGGTCTTATTAAGGGTTACCTTTGGTGCGACAGCCCCACAGACAAAACTCCTACATATAAGTCTGCACAAGATGTTTCTGCAACCGGAATGCTTAACAGATGTAAGGAAAAGGGTTCTATCGGAACTATGCCTGACATCCCCGGTATTCTTGTTTTTCTTCCCGGTCACGTTGGCGTTTACATCGGTGATGGCTATGTAGTTGAAGCTCATGGTCACACAAAGGGTGTAATCAAAACCAAACTCAAAGGACGTGGTTGGAAGAATTGGGGTAAATGCCCGTGGATTACCTACGAAGAAGTAAAGAAACCTACAACAACTACAAAACCTACTACAACGACACCTACAACGAATAACTCTTCAGCTCCGAAGGTTATCGCAACGGGTGTCGTTAATTGTTACTCTCTTAACTTCCGTAATGGTGCAGGTACTAACAACACCAAAATCCTCAAGGTTCTCAAGAGAAACACAAAAGTTTCAATCATCGGTAAAGTATCAAATTGGTACAGAGTTATCGTTGATGGCACTACCGGTTATGTTAAGGCTTCTTACATCACTTGGAATGGCAAGGTTACCGGTGGCACTGTTAACCTTCGTAAGGGTCCGTCAACTGCAAAATCTGTTATTGCTGTTCTTACAAAAGGAACTGCTGTAACGGTTATTGATTCAACAGGCTCTTGGTACAAAATCAAGGCAACCTATAAGGGTAAAACTTATACAGGCTATATGTCAGCCACATATATAGCTTAATTTTTGGGGAGGTGGCTGTGTTGACAAACAAAGAAAATGAAATAATCCGTTTAAGAAGAAATGGTGAATCATTAAAGGACATAGCCACCTTCGTAAATATGCCCCTCGGTTCGGTTAAGTCTTTCATCGCAAGAAATGATATTCACCCTTATACCGAGGGGTATTGCAAACAGTGTGGTGCAAAACTTACATATACTGACCACAAAAAGAAAAGGCAGTTCTGTTCGGTAAACTGCAAGGATAAATGGTGGAATACCAACAGAACTTACACTTTCACTTGTAAACACTGTAACAAGGTTTTTATCAAGCATAGAAATGATAAGCCTTTATACTGTTCACACGCCTGCTACATTGCAGACAGATTTGGAGGGAAAAATGAACATTCATAACAACTCAAATATTGAAAAAAGAATGTGTCTCACAGATGCACAATTCAGAAATGAAAAGAGATATAATCTTGGCTTGAGAATGGCAAATAATCTCCTTGATAAAGGCTTAATTTCCGAGCAAGATTACCTCGAAATTAACGATAAATTGGCGCAAAAATATACCCCTATCTTTGGTTAATTTATGCTCATAAAATCGTTGATAAATTGTATCAACAGAGTTAATATGTACCACAGAAAGGAGTGATACAATGGCTACAAAAATGACAGTCATTCAACCTAAAAAGATAAAAGAGTTCAAAGAACTTCGTGTTTGTGCATATGCTCGTGTTTCAGCAAAAAATGACGATATGCTTCGTTCTTTAGGTTCACAGGTTGCCTATTATATTGACTACATTTCTTCTCACCCCGGTTGGAAGTTTGTGGAAGTTTTTCACGACAAGCCTACAACCGGAACAAAAGAAGAAAGACCTGAATTCTTAAGAATGATTGAAATGTGTAGGCGTGGTGAAATTGATATGATTATAACTAAATCATTATCTCGTTTTGCACGTAACACAGTAACAACATTAACTTACACAAGAGAGTTGAAATCTTTAGGTGTTGATGTATTCTTTGAAAATGAAAACATCCATACGATGAGTGCGGATGGTGAGGTCGTTCTCACTTGCTATGCTTCGTTTGCACAGGATGAAAGTTTATCCGTAAGTGAAAACTGCAAATGGAGAATCAAGAAACGATTTGAAAAAGGTGAAATGACTGACTTTAGAATTTTAGGTTATGATTGGGTTGACCATCAACTCTACATAAACCCTAAAGAAGCTGAAATCATTAAACGCATTTATCGTGAATACCTTGAAGGTAAAGGCTTTCAGGGTATTGCCAATGGACTCAACAAGGATGGGTTGCGAACCAAGGATAATAACAACTTTGGTTATACTTCCATTCGTTGCATTCTTATAAATGAAAAATATGTCGGTGACTTAATTCTTCAAAAATCTTTTTATGACAATCACCTTACAAAAAAGAAAATCGTAAACAAAGGTGAGCGTGACCGGTACTTCATCAAAGATAACCACGAGCCTATAATCGACCGTGAGACCTTTGAGAAAGTACAACAGGAAATACAAGCACGAAGTAAGAAAGCTCCTAAAACTCAATCAGCTCCCTGCATTTTTACAAGTTTACTCACTTGTGGTATTTGTGGAAAGAACTATCGCAAGAAAATAAATAGTAAAAAACTTGTATGGATGTGTCCAACATATAATCACATAGGTAAATCAGCTTGTGATTCTCAAATGATACGAGATGACATTCTGAAAGAAACTTCTGCCAAAGCACTCGGTATGCCGGAATTCGATGAAGAAGTTTTCAAAAAGAAAGTCAAAGGTATTCAGGTTTTGAGAAATAACAGGCTGATTTATTTTTTCACCGATGGCACATCAAAAGAGATGATATGGAAACAAAAATCTCGTGCCGATGCTTGGACTCCTGAAATGAAAGAAAAACAATCAAAACTTATTTTAGAAAGGAATTTATAATTTATGAATCAAACTATTAACAACACAACTAATGAAAACAAAATCACAAAGGTAGCGGCATATTTCTGCTATTATGCTGACCCTACAAACCCATCAAAACAGTATGATGAGCAGTACGAATACTACAAGGAAAAAATCACAAGTAACCCTGACTACGAATTTACGGGCATATATGCTGATGAAACTTCAACTAATACCCGAGAGAACTTTGACGCAATGGTTAAGGATGCACTCGATGGAAAGATTGACCTTATTATAATGAAATCAGTTTCTCGTCTCGGTAAGTGTACAGTTGAAAACCTCAATACGATTAGAATTCTTCGAGATAAGGGCGTTGACATTTATTTTGAAAATCAGAACTTCAGTACATTAGGTCCAAATAGTGAGCTAATACTTTCGATTTATGGTTCTTTTGCGGCAGAAGAAAGAGAAAAAGCTGAAGAAGAGGAATTTCGCAGAACTCACTCTACAAACTAAAGAAAAGGACGGAATGATGTTATGGCAAAAGTAACCATTATCCCTGCATTTGCAAAGGAAGAAAACGCAGTAGCAAAAAAGAAATTAAAAGTTGCGGCATACGCTCGTGTTTCAACTGACACAGAAGAGCAGCTGAATAGCTACACTGCACAGTGCGAATATTATAAAGATTTAATTACAAACAATCCTGATTATGAATTTGTTGGGATTTACACTGACGAAGGTATTACCGGTACTTGTCTTAAGAAGCGAGATGGATTCAATCGTATGGTCGAGGATGCCTTGAATGGTAAAATTGATAAAATCTACATAAAGACAATTTCACGATTAGGAAGAAACACTGTTGATAACTTAAGTGCAATAAGAGCTCTCCGAGCAAAAGGCGTCGATATATATTTTGAAATTCAAGGTATAAATACCTTGACAATGTCAAGTGAGTTGCTTGTTACAATCTTCTCTTCTCTTGCACAAGATGAAAGTCGTTCCATAAGTGACAATGTTGCGTGGGGTAAACGAAGAAAATTTGAACGTGGTGAGTTCTCACTTCCTTACAGCAAGTTCCTCGGATACAAGAAAGGCCCCGATGGTAAGCCTGAAATCGTTGAGAAAGAAGCTGAAATCATAAGACGAATTTATAAGCTCTTTTTACAGGGTTACACACCGAGTAACATCGCACACTTGCTTACCGATGAAAAAATACCAACCCCCGGTGGTAAAGAAAAATGGTCAACATCAACCGTAACATCCATTCTGCAGAATGAAAAATACTGTGGTTGTGCTTTGCTTCAAAAATGTTATGTTCCGGACTTCCTTACACATAAAAGTGTTCCTAACGATGGTACATTAAAACAGTATTTCATTGAAGACAGTCACCCTGCAATTATTCGCAAAGAAGTATTTGAATTGGTACAAGGTGAATTTGAAAAACGCAAAGACCAAAAGCGTATGGTTCGTAGCAATGTATTCAGTGGCAAGATATTCTGTGCTGATTGTGGTGGCTTGTATGGTGCAAAGTTATGGCATTCTACTGACAAATACAAAAAGACAATATTCCAATGCAACAACAAATTCAAGAACAAGCAGAAATGCACCACAGGTAATATTTCAGAAGAAACTATAAAAATTCTTTTCTTAAAAGCCGTAACAAACATCCTTGCAAATGACGATTATATGGATGTAAAGGAAATGATACTTGAGCAGTTTGCAGATGACCCTAAATTGGAAGATACCCTTTTAACCTTGCAGGCACAGGCAGCGAACCTTACACAGCAAGTTGAAATGCTTATCAACAGTTCTGCAAAGACCGGTAATGCACAAGTATTCCAAAGACAGTATGAATTATTGAAAACTGACCACGAAAAGGTTGTTTTGAAAATTGAAACAACTGAAAATGCAATAACGGAAAAACGCAGAAAACATGTTACAATTTCCGAGTTTTTTAATACACTTGAAGAAATCCATAACACTGAACTTTCATTCAGTGAAGACCTATGGACAAGCCTTGTTGAAAAGGCTGTGGTTGGTAAGAACACAATAACATTCATTTTCAAAGACGGAAGTGAAGAAACACTCCCAATCAAAATTTAAGATATAACAGATTAACACCCCACAGGAATTTTATGTAGTTCTTGTGGGGCATTTTTTGTTATCAAAACATTCCTCTTTCAAGTTTACAGATGGGTATTGTTTTAATCGTTTTCACCGTTATCATCGATACAACTATCTTCATCAAAATCATCAAGGCTGAACTGCTCTTCAGCTAAACGCAGCTCTTCCTCGTATTCTTCAGGGAAGCCTGTACGCTTTTTTCGTCTGTTAGAATATAGGGTTGACCACTTAAGTGCATTCTTCATTTTTTTGTTATAAACAGTAAGTAATGCCTCTGCGTATCCCATTGAACCTGACTGCCTTTCACGGGCGTTCCTAATAATCTCCTTGAGTGAAACTACACTTAACTTTTCTTTGAACAGCTCATCATTCAAACTGTCACCATAAGCATTTACAAGTGTTGCTATGCCTTTGAGCATATTTGCAGAAAAGGAATTAGCATCTCCTTCCCAAGTACCAATGCACAATCGCATAGTTCTATCCAAACAATGGTATCCGTACCTATCCATAATTTCTTCCAAAGAAGCTATTGCACAAATACCACCGGGTTTTTTACCATTACTGATTTTCAATCCGTATGACTCGACAAGAGCTTTAATCATCAACTGCTTATCGTTTCCGGCTTCGATGTTTGCCATAAAAATTTCATAAGGTAAAAGTGCCTTCGTGTACTTGAGCTGATTCGCAAAAATATCTGCTTCTTCTTCGTAATCCAAATCATCGTAAACCATACACCAAACAGGAGTATCACGAGAGCCTGAAACAAGAGCTACAATTTCAATGGTGTGCTGACCATTAAAAACATAATTAACTCCGTTTCTGCGACTTACTTTTACAGGGTTGATTTGGTATAAATCAAAATTATCTGCTGCTTTTTGCACATGTTTTACAGACAGATTTCTTTGATAATCTTGGTTTGAAACAAGGTTTTTTATAGGTATTTGTTCAAAGTGTACCTGTGGAACGAATTCTGAATAATCTATCATTTTTCTTTACCTCTCAATGCATCCTGCATTCCTTCTGCTGCACTATTCAAGTCATATAACGCCATAAATGTATTGATTCGTGCATTATCACTTACTTCTGTTAAATTAACATTTTTCTTGACCCTTTCAATTGAACTTATCCACGAGGGTATGGTTAAACACAAACTCGATAATTCTGCATCCGGGTCATATTCGGGCATATTTTTTATTGCAATTGTCGGTTTTTCGGATTGCATTTTTGATGCCCTTCTTGTTTTCGGAGGTGAAAATTCACCACGATGTTGCTTGAATTCCGAAAAGTCTTTCTTCTGTATAACAAGATGTTCATACAGTTTTTTCAATTCTCTGTCTGTTAAACAAACCAATTCAGCAATGTTTTCTTGCGATATGAAAACCTTTCCTTCTAACAATGCATCTGCAAGTTCCGGTAGGCTTTCACGAACGTGGTCAATGCCTATGGAATATAGGAAATACTTGTTCAATGTATTCCGTGAAAATTCATACTCAAGTGCCATATCAGTCATACTCTTTCCGTCACGGTCTTTTTCATCTTTCGTGGCTCTTGGTGGAATTTTACCTTTAGGAGCTTCATCCTTTTCATACGAATATCGCTTACCGATGCAATACCATCGTGTTTCTTTTGGTAGGTCTTCACGCATAGCTTGTTTTTCACAAATCCACGCCTTAACCTTTTCTTTGCAGAAATACTTCAGCTTGATGTAGCTTATGGGCAGGTCATAATCTTTTGCAATCATATACTCATCGTAGCCGTCCACAATGTGGTTCTTCCATATTGTGACTTCCGCATAACCTTTATTCAAAACAAGGTCTTCAAGTTGATTTCTTGCTTTAGTTTTTCTTGGAAACATCAACCATAAAAATTCATTAGTTATTTTAACTTCAAAATCATTCATTTTTCACACTCCTATACCACAGACTTTAGGTCAAACATAGCAACATTCTCTGATTCTACAATTTCACCTATCAGCTTGTAGTTCTTATTCTTATCCCAACCGGGACACACCTTTGCCAATGTTTCTATAAGGTTTTTACTGTAAAGTTCATAGGAAGAGTGTGCAGGTCTGCTCCAATCAATCTTATGCGCGAGTTTTGCTTTTTTACCTACAGGACGAATTGCAATAAACAAATCATCCGGGTTCACAAGAAGCTGAATATAATCAGGCTCACCCAATAAATGAAGGGTTTTCTTGTACACCCTGATGCGACTCTTCTTTTGGTCTATCGAAATTAGTGCTGTTTTGTTTTTCATCGGTTATTGCCTCACTTTCATTATTTGCATTTTGTGGTTCATCTTTAATACCGAAAACTGCATAGCCATCAAAAATATCAATTTGTAATTGTTTTTTATGCTCCTCAACCGGTAAGCCGAATTGATTCTGCCATTCAGCCGGAAATACGGGTGTTCTTGTAGCCCTTGGTTTTCCGTCCTTGACAATAATCCTCTGAAAGATTTCCGGGGAATTCAAATCAAACACAAAGAGTCTTTCACCATTTGACTCAATCAGTTTGCCAAGCAATTTATATCGGTACTGTGGATTCCATTCCATCAATGACACAACCTTGGCAAAGAACATACGACAAGTGATTTGCTTTGGTTTCTTTTTACCCGTATTTCTGTTAATGCTACACCACAAAAACGAGTCTTTTTCATCTTCCTTACACGGACGCACAGCAAGTTTCTTCTCTATTGGGTTTACCAATATTTGAACATAATCTGCTTCTGGCACTTTCCTTATACATGCAGTATTCAGCGAAACCCTACAGTTATTAAAGGTGATGGATGGCTCAAACATATGAGCAAAAAACTCACCCCTTACAACTTGATATCCGTCATAACTGAAAGCATCGTCACTTTCAATATCCGTAGGAGTTGCTTGGTTCTGAATACTCGTTACTGTCACTTCCGTAGGTGACTGTTTCAATTCCGGATGATGGGTATCCATCAGTTGGTTCTTCTCTTCGTACATAGTTCTGTTTTACCTCTTTTCTCATTTCTGCGATGATTTGGTCTATACTTTCTTTAATAACTGTGCCACTTGTTATATTGAGTTCAGCGTCAGTATATGGTTTGCCTGTCATATCAATATCCCAAGTTCCGTGTTTGGAATAATATTCCATCTCTATTTGTTGAGCTCTTCTGTAATAGTCAGTACCAAAATTATCTGCCCACTCCACCGGATAAGCACATACCGATTTTTGAGTCGATACTATAGGCACTGCTTTTTCTTCATCAGTGTCTGTAGCGTTGTTTGGTATAAAGACTTCCGTTTCTGTCATATCGAACAGCAATACTGACTCTGTGCCATTCTGCTTTCTTACACCGATTACTCGAATTTTGGAATCAGTACGCCAACCGAACATAGCAAAAAATGTCTGCAAAAATGCTGACCCTGAAATCTTCCTTGCTACAGTGCCTTCCGGTGCAACTCTTAACCACTTAATAGCATTACGATTACCTTTCTGTGATGGTCGCACGGCTAATGTTTTCTTGATAGGATGAATGAGCAATTCAACATATTCACAAGTGCCAAGTTTCCTTATGCATTCCATACCGAATACAACCTCTCTCATAGTGAAACTTGCATTTACTTTGAGTGGCGTATTGAAAAACTGCGACCTTGCAATTTCAAAGCCGCGAAGGTCAAAATCACCACTTTTTGCTTCAACTTGGTTATCTTCATTAGGTAGGTCAATAACCCCGTCATAAACGCTCTCACAAGCCTTTATGTACTCATCAATAGTGAACCCTGCCCATCGCGGATTAACCGATATAAAGCCTTTTAACGCGCCATCCGGTATGACATGAAGTTCAGGCAAGAAACCCTTGCTACCACCATATTTTGCATTAGCGATTATCTTCTGAACTGCAATAAAGTCATCCCTTGAAATTATAGGCTCGTGGTGGTCACGTTTTCTGTACTGATTTCGGTCGTGATTGTTCTTCTTTGACTTGTGATTCAAGTAATTAGGTGTCCACGTTTTTCGAGCCAATACATCACCACAGTGTCTTTCATTTTGCAGAATTTGAAGAATTGATGTGGGATTCCATTGTGTATTGCCCTTCTTGGTTTTTCTTCCCAATTCAGTTAGTGTTTCAGCAATTTCTCGGCAGGTGTAACCATACAAATACATAAAGAAAATTAACCTAACTGTCTTTGCCTCATCTTCGTTGATTACAAGGTTTCCGTCCTCATCGTGGTCATATCCCAATAAAACCGGGGTAAGGAAGATACCTCTTCTGAAACGCATTTCAACCGATGCATTCATAATTTCACTTTTGTTGTGACTTTCTTCTTGAGCAAGAGTTGAGATGAATGACAGGCTCATTTCACTGTTTGGATTGAGAGTGAATATATTCTCCGTTTCAAAGAAAACACCAATGGGTGGATTCATTGCTGCAAGTTCTCTCACATACCCAATACAGTCGATAACATTACGGGCAAAACGAGATACGCTTTTTGTAACAATTAAGTCGATTTTGTGTTCTTTACAATCATTAATCATTTCAACAAATGCATCTCGGTGTTGCAATGATGTACCGGAAATACCTTCATCGGCATAAATCTTATACAGATTCCAACCGGGATGTCTGTCAACTACATCCAAGTAGTGGTTCTTCTGTAATTCATACGATGAGGTTTGCCTTGGGTCATCCGTTGAAACACGTGCATAAACACCGACTCGCTTTTCGTTATTTTCATCATAAAAATCTTCCTGTGGATTGGCAGGAATGAAATCAAGCTCGTCAGGGTCAATGCCACGATAACGCTCACGAATTCGTTGCTTTTTCAACTCTGCTGCTGAAAGTTTTTGTTCGTTTTCTATCACTTTTTTACCTCCTTTTCTTTCGTGATAGAATAAGTTTACTACCTTGAAAAATGCGATAAAAGGGACTGAAAGTCCAGAAATTTCCTGTGAGTGCCAATTATGAAAATTTATTACTTGACTAATGCGAAAAACCTATTTATACTACCACTACCTTGATAAAGGAAAGGGGTGAAAACAGTGAAAATAGAGTATGCTGTTATAGGAAAACGCATCAAAAGATGCCGTAAGAAATTAGGGTACTCACAGGAGTCATTTGCAGAAATTCTTGAAATTTCAGCATCGCATTTGCATAAGATTGAAACGGGAATAAGATGCCCGAGTTTGGAAGTTCTCTATGCTATAGCACTTAAACTGAATGTGTCAGTTGACTATCTGCTGATGGGTTCAGAACAACAGAACCATAGTATCGTTGACTTCAACATTTCAAGTCTCTTGGGAGATTGCCGACCTTACGAACAAAAGGTTATTCTGACAATTGCAAATCAACTGAAAATTGCGTTGATTGAAAATCGTCCGGATATCGAAGTACACCTAAAACAACATACAATCAATCGATTTCACCCATATTAAAAGCACTTATGTAGATGGAAAGTTAATCCAACTTCATAGGTGCTTTTTTATATTGGAAATTCGGTTGTAAGGAAGGAGGTGAACCATTGTCAACGGTCAGCTACAAGAAACTCTTCAAGCTCCTAATTGACAAGGAAATGAAGAAAAGTGAACTTGTGAAAAAAGCTCATATAAGCTCCTCAACGCTAACAAAAATGCGAAAGGAAAACGCAGTTATAAGAAGTGATGCCCTTGAAAGAATTTGTGTTGCTTTGGGTTGTACCCTGAATGATATTATGGAAATTAAAGGAGATAACAATAATGAAAAAATCAACTGAAGAATTTATTGCTGAAGGCGGAGCTACTTGTGAGTTCTGTAACCAAAGAATGCTGAAAGCCAATGGTTGTACTTACACCCATTTGGAATGCAACGGAAAACTGTACCCAAGAAGAAAGCACGGTGAGGAAGGACACGCATTCCCGGACGATTTGCGATGCCACGATTGTGGGGCAAAGGTTGGTTATTACCACCACTTCGGTTGTGATATGGAACGATGCCCGATTTGTGGACGACAGCTCATCTCCTGCGATTGTGAGATAACCCACCTCCATAGAATTAAAGTCAATAGAAAGGATGGTCGAAATGGAAAATAACAAATGCCCCAAGTGTGGGCAGATATATTCAGAAGCTCCTGCACTCTCAAGAGAAGATAACGAAACCTTGATATGTCCCGATTGTGGCACGAGAGAAGCCTTGGAATGTGCCGGTGTTTCAAAGGAAAAACAGGACGAAATCATCAAAGAAATCCATCGAAAAACTCGCCCATAATACCACCAAAAATACATATATTCTTTGTGTACTATATAGCTTGATAAAATGTACTTTTAGCGGTAATATACAGACACAATAAAGAACGGAGGAAACCCCAATGACAGCATTCAAACAGTTCAAAAACAAGGTTGAAAACATCAAAACACAGAACGACCTTATAGACGCTCACATTTCAATTTGCCAAGCCTACAGCAGTTACAAAATCACCCACACACAGTTCACAGAGCTTCGCAAGGGAATGATTGAAAAGAGAGCAGAAAACAAGATTGCTTGGGGTAAGGGTATTTAAGGAGGAAACAACAATGTTCACAACAATCGAAAAATTACAGATGCAGGTTTCATGCTCATACGGAGCAGTTATTACATTCGGAGACAAGGTTTTTGTTACCGACATTTCCTACAAGGGTGGCTTTTCAGCAGAGATTTACGAGTTCGTTGAAACCCCTGAAGAAACAGGACTTGGAGATTGTGAATGCAGACTTACAAAATGGGCTACAGCAAAAGAAACCTTCAAAGATAACGGACACGCCCTTGAATGGTGCTTTGCACAAGTAAGAAAATAAGAACAACGGCAAAATGCTACCCCACTTGAAAACAACATTTCAGGTGGGGTGCTTTTTTGCTTTATTGCATATTTTTTTAGTTAAGTCCAATTAGATGGACTGACCTTAATTGACAAGCCATCAGCCTTTGGTGTAAAATGGGTATAGTCAATTTCAGAACGGAGGATTGCATATGGGATTTCAAGATGAGCTACGAGCCAATATGAAAACGAAAGAGGAAGCTGATAAACTTAATCAGGAAAAGCTCAACAACACCCTTCGTGCTGAAGCAAGGCGAGTAGTTGATGAACTGCAGAAAGTGTTGATTACAAAAGTTAAATCTGCAGATTACACAGAAGAAAATGGAAAAGCAGTAGTAACCGGTGTCTTCCCACTTTCAAGACGATTTCTCATTAGTCGCAGGGTTGATAACAACGCAGCAGTTATAGCTAACAGTAAGAAGTGGTTATTCAAAGACCCCTCCGTTGTCTATAGAGCATTTTACTATTTTGAGTTGAACTCAACTTATGCTGAAGAGTATGAGCAGTTGAAACGCTATATCCGGGCGATGGCTACCAATGACAAAATCACTGCCGAGTTTGTTTTGTACGATAAACATAAAAAAGAAGTTCATCCGTTCCCAACCCGAATAGATAATTTCCTTTTAGAATGTGACTTCACACTCGCAGTGAGGGGTACTACTAAAATCGATATTTAGCATATCAGCGGGGACTTTATTTCTTGATGTTTTTTCAACTTTTGCACGAGTTAGAAATTTCTAAATCAGCAAAAAGTTAACCTTGCAACCCACTATACTAAATTGCAACCTGCTCTCTGCATTTGCAACCTACCCCTTGAATTTGCAACCTACCCCAATTTTGTATCAAAGGTGGAGTAGTTAGACACCTAAGTACAACTTAGGTAATACAACCGAAATCCCTTGAAATATAGGGGTTTCGGTCTTTTTTATGCCTAAAAGCACTCTGAAAATGGGTGCTTTTTTCATTTTTTGTGTCACCGCAATATTTGTAATCGTTTACGGAGTATGGGTAATCGTTTACGGAGTATAGGTAATCGTTTACGGAGTACGGGTAATCGTTTACGGAGTATAAAACTATCGATACTTTGATATTGAATTTAAAAACGACTTATGGTATAATTGCCTTGCGACACCAAAAGAATAAATGCACGAAAAGTGGTATGGTTTTTATCCTTGATAAAAATGCATGCTCTGTTTTCATATCATTTTTTGTGCTGAAAAGGTGTCGCAACCGAAAGAGTCATGCGTTTTTAGGCGTGTGGCTACGGTTAC